TCTGCCTGACTAAAGTCTGCCTGTAATAATACATTACCTTCGGAGGCTATAAACATACTCTTTACTAATTTATCCCTAGGAATATTATGGAGATTAGGACCACTAGAACTTAATCTACCAGTTACAGTACCACATATATTAAAGTCCCCATGTATCTTTCCATCCACCTTCATTATCTCGGGTAACTTCTCTACATAAGTAGAAAGCAACTTGGCATACTTCCTAATCTTAAGTAAATAGGTAGCTAATTTATAACCACCCCTGGAAAGACCTTCCAATACTTCGTTATCAGTACTAAGATTACCTGATTCAGTCTTCTTAGATACTGGATACTTTAATTTACCAAATAGTAATTCACTAAGTTGTTTAGGAGAACCAAAGTTAACATTATCAGCGGCTGGAAATTCCTCCTTAATACTTTCATATATGGCTTCTAGTTTATTACTTAGGTCTTTAGTTAACTTAGTACTATACTTCTTATCTATTAATACCCCTTCTAATTCCATATCCACTATAACTTCTACTGTAGGCATTAAAACCTTTTCAAATAGGTTCCACATCTTAGAATGTACTTTAATCTCTGGTTCAAACTTCTGAAACAATCTTAAGGTATTATTTACATCTTCACAATTATATAAACCAAGCTTAGTTAAATCTCTAGTAAATTCATATGTATAACCATCTAAGTATTCCGAAGTTAACTGCTTTAAGCCTATAGAATATCTATTCTCATCTAATAAGAAAGCCATTACCATTGTATCCGCATAGAAGTTACTGTACTTATAGCCTAACTTCTTTAATACCTTTAAATCGAAACAAGCATTATGAGCTATCTTCTTAGCATTAGAATTAAGTATCTCTTTGGATACTTCTATACACTTCTCTCTAAAACCAATATTCTCATTCTCTGGATGGTCCAATGGAATTGAATAACACTTACCTACTTCCGCACAAAAGCCAATAGTCCATAAACATATAGTAGGATTAAATACATCAAGTAATTCATTAGTTTCTATATCCACAGAAATATATTCAGGTGCCTTAACAAATAAATCCTTATAGGCCTCTTGTAATTGTTCTTCTGTCCTTACTACAATAAACTTATTGTCCGTACTTACCCCGCCATTTAAATACTGAAAGGCCTTCTTTAAATCCTTTCTTAACCTAGGAGTAGAAGTGGCATTACGAAGACAATAGGCTGGATGTAATACTGGTAGGAACTTTAAACCATTATCTTCTATAAAACTACCCGCCTTAGCCATTATAGTATGTTTAGGAAAGAAAGTATTTAAGGCCGTAGCTCCGGCTAATATAACTAACTTAGGCTTAAGTTCCTGCAATTCATTAAATAAATACAATTTAGTACAAAGCTCCTGGGCTTTCTTATGTGGCTTTTCATTGGCCGGTGGGTGACACTTACAGCAATTCATAATAGTTATCTTATCTATATCAAAACCTACCTCTGCTAAAGTCTTCCTTAATAACTGGCCACTATCTCCGGTAAAAGGAACCTTAGTATCAGCCTCCGTTTGACCTGGTGCCTCACCAATAATAACTACTTCATTATTGGCTATATATGACGGAACAAACTTCCTGGTATAATAAGGACACTCACTACACTGTGCCCTCTTACTGGAATTGTCTTTTCTTACGGAAATTAGTTTAGATACATCAACCATATAAGGTGGTAGTACCCTGGCAGGCCTTAACCCACCAGGGTACTATTTAACATTAAGCAACTGTTAAGGTCACTAAAGATTTGGCCTTTTCAGTTATCTCTTTCAATGCTTCTGCATTCTCATCAGTTTTCTTTACAGAAAACCTTAACACCACTGCCTTCTCACGGTCCTTCGCTGCTAACACCTTTACTCCTGTTAACTCCGCCATCTTTACTCCTCCTTTTTGGTACTGGTTGTTAATAAACTGTCCCATGTACTCTGTGTTACTTCCTCTTCTAAATCCACTAACGATTCTACATAATGCCTAATACCAATATCTAAGTCATCATATATTTTACAAAACTCCTTTCCTGTGGCTACCTCCTCAAATACTAAGTCCACTATCTTCAAAAACTTATTTAACTTTGGAAAGTAAGTATGTACAAATTCTAGGAATAGTTTCTTATCGTCTACTAAGGCACTTACAAACTTATTAAACCTAACCGCCATATTTATATTATGTATAATCAACCAACCATAAGTCTTATTAAATTGTTCTACTGCTCCATCACCTAAATGTACGCATACTGGACAACCACAACCTAATTTAGTTAATTTAGAGTTGGTTAAATGAGCCCTGTAAATCCTGGTATAAGTAACTTCGAATAAGGCTCTCTTATAAATAGCATGTTGTAATGGTGAAGTTGAATCATATGTTAGTATCTCTATCTCTTTACCATAGTCCTTACACTTAGCCAATAGGTAGGCTAGTATAATTACCGAAGGCAAGGAAGAAGTACCTAAGGCATGGTATCTTTTAAAGCCTAAATGGTATGAAGCAAAGAAGGAACAAAACAACTGGTATAAATTCTTAGTCTTAAGTGTAATACCATCAAATAACTCTTTCTCATGTAAACAAGAAATCCACTTATCATAATGGTCAATAAATCCACCATGAACTACAAAGTAATACTTCATATCCTTTCTATCTAATCCTCGTACTGCATCTATATTCTTCCTGGTTACTTCTACCCTTTCATCCACTTCGGAATCTTTAGTAATAATAGACATAGACTTTTTACCATCAGCATCTTTACTCATCTTAACTAATGGAAAGTCTAAAATAAAGCCTACATCTGCCACTTCCGTTTGGATATTAAAGATTTTCTTCGGGTCAAATTTACTTTCCTTAACACTACCAGTAATTAACTGAAAGCCACCACTATCTACTAAGGATAATCTATTATACTTTTTACATAGTTCTCTAAATAGTCTTTTATCCTCATCGTTCTTATTCCACCAGTAGAAAACGTTAGTTAATATACTATCGCTCTCGCAATACTTAAAAGCATCTTCTTTTAGTTCATCAAATATAGATTCGAAAGCGGCTGGTGCGTAGTGCAAATTATCCATTCTTATATCCTACTTTCTCTAATGCTACTAATAAATCACCATATTCCCCGTTTAGTGTCTTTACTATTGGTCTAAACTCCTCTACCTTATCTAAAGGATTATATAAGAAATCTTCCTTCAGGTAAATATTATTATTCACATATGATATCCATTTCCTAAAACAACTAATGCAATGACCACAATCCTTTAAGTCATCCGCCTTATAACAACTCCTAGTCATTTTCAATTCTTCTAAACTAAAATTAGACTTTAAATATTCCTTTATAATCTCGGTCTTAGTTAAATGCTTTACTGGAAACTCCACCCTAGGTAAATGTCTTCCTCTAGGATTCTTCTCGGGTATCTGATACATACTTAATAGCAAAGCATTTAGTATATCTCTAAACTCCTCGGTGTCATCCCGAGTCATATCACCTTTGGTGGCACCTAAATAAATAACATCACCATAGTAACAAGCCATTAGAATAAAGAACAAATTACGCATAGGCACTATTTTATTAGGTAATTCCATATCCTGTAAAAATAGTCTTTTATCAACAATAGGTTCAATACCCAATTTTTTACAGGCTTCTAATTCCTTAGATACTTCCGCTGTACCAATATCAAAATATAAGTGTATATCCGGATTTAGTATCTTACTTAATACAAAGGAATCTGTCCCACCACTAAATAGTAAAACTCTCTTTCCCATACGATTCTCCTTTACACCTGGCTACTAATAGCCACACCTAGGTAAGGTTGTTTCAAGCAACTTATAGCTTGATAAGACTAAGCAGTTCCGACCTGGTAGCCTGCTTTGTTTTAAAGACACCACTCATAAAACTTGTTACCATCGAACTACCGGCTTTCTCCACACCCCTGGCGGTCATACACATATGAGTGGCTTCAATAATAACAGCCACACCTTTTGGTTGAATGTATTTAACTAATGACTCACCAATTTGCATAGTTAACTTTTCCTGTATCTGGGCTCTTCTGGCATACATTTCCATTAACCTCGCCAGCTTACTAATACCAACTACCTTACCACACTTACCTGGTATGTAACCAATATGGCATTTACCAGTAAATGGTAATATGTGATGTTCACACATAGAATACAAAGGTATATTCCTTAGTAAAATCATCTCATCATAATATTCACAACTAAATTTAGTCTTTAATATATCCTCTGGCCTTTGCTTGTATCCGCCGTACAATTTATCCCAGCTCTTTATTACCCTTTTAGGCGTATCCAATAAACCTTCTCTATCTGGGTCTTCCCCAATTGAGGCTAACATTGCCCTAACCGCCTCTTCCTCTTTTATAACTAATTTAGTAGCAATAGGTCTTCTCTTAGCGCAATTCATTAACTTGTCCCCCATTCATCCTCCGCGTAGGCATGGTCACTTTCCCATACCTTAACCTTAATATATGTAAAAAGTTGCTCGTCTAATAGTTCACTTAAAAAGTAGCCTACTAAATTCTCCGCCGTAGGCAACATTGGTATAACTTCATTAATAAATTTATGGTCTAAGGAATCAATTAACTCTTTCAAAACATTAAAGTTAATTAACATTGAGTTATCTGAATTAGGCTGACCACATAAGGTAAATTCTACCACCCAGGTATGACCATGTAAATTAGTACACTTACCAAAGTTAGTCTCGTTCCACTCTTTGGTTTTAGATTCATCAAATAGTCTATGAGCCGCATCAAACTTCCGTTTATACACTAGTTTCATTTTAACCTCCCTCACTATATATTAGGCTACATAGCTAATAAAATTTTAACTTATTTTTGCTTCCCAAGTCATAAGGTCAGACCTAGGAATAAATATACCTACAAGACCACCCTTATTTATAACCTCTAAAGGACCATATCTTTCCAATAAATCCTTCTTGTTAACCTTATATTTGCCTGGGTGTAACAATTTGCCATCTTTACCTTTAACAGTAACCTCTATAGTATCATCTTCCTTTAACTTATGCCACGCTACTCCTATAGATTGCTTACTCCATAAAATACCTGATATCTCCATTACTTAACCTCCAATCCAACAAAACCAAATACTTCTTCCTTACTATATTGCTTAAACAATATCTTCAGGTAGTCTTTAACTTCCCTTTTACTTAGTCTAAAATACTTAACATATCTATCTAACAATTCGTCCTCTACTTCCTTCTCTACCTTTAAGTATTTATTCCTGGAGGCTAAGGAAGTTGGAACTACCCTATACAATAGCTTATAGTATCTAGGTCCGAGGGTAAAGATATACTTAGTCAAATAGGCTATTGTTTCTAGTAAAGCCTTCTCCATACTAAGCATACGATTAATTGGCCAAACAAATCCTTTTACCTGGTCATCTTCTGGTACACCTAGTCTTTTAGAATAAACGTTATTTAAATAATCAAATAGTGTTCTTTGTTCTTTCAACTTTACTCCTTAAGTATTGAATAGCTTTCTGTAATACTAAAATAGAATCATTAGCATTTCCTAACATCGGGTTACACTTATGACATAACAACCCTCTAACTTTTCCTGTGTCATGATTGTGGTCAACTCCAAGTCTACCACCTCTTTTTGGATAGTTAAAACAAATAGCACATCTACCGTGTTGCAATCTAACTAGTTTGTTATAATCTTCCAAACTCACCCCATACCTACGACTAAGATGGCGTTTTCTGTCCAGATATCTTCGTCTAGTTGAACTACTCATATTATATCTTCTCTAGTAACACCTAAAAATTCTAATATCTGGTCTTCGCCTTTTTCCATAAATATTATTTAGGTAATCGAACAGGCTTCGTTGCTCTTTCATTTAATTCCTTTTCTGATAAGGGCTTTCTTCGTGGGAATTGCGCTCTCTTAAATCCTTCTTTAGCTCTACCAATTGGACAATGCTTCTTAACTAATTCTTGTGCTTCAGGTTTCATTCTTTTAATTCTGGCTTCTAGTCTACGAGTTTTATTCTTAACTCTAGTTCTGGCGTTTAAATATCCTTGACCACTATCTTTAGACATACTACTCCTTTCATTTTACTTTTACACCTAGTTGTTCCATTATTATCATACAGCAGGCGCTAAAGTTAATTTCCTTATCCGCTATAAATCCATCCTTATATAAATAATCTGCCACCTCTAAGGACATCTTAACTCTCTTATCATAGTCATTAGTTAGTTCATCTATCCTGTCAAACAAATATTTATAGGCTTCTGTGTAATCTAAAGTCATCTTCCTTATTTCACTTAAATCCCCTCTCTTAATCCTGTCCATTAAAATGGCCATTTCATTAAGACTAAAGGAACGCCTATACTGAAACATACCTTTTACTGTATCCAATTGTAAGGTATTAATCATACTACGAATATCCGGATAGTGGTCCTCTACTAAGGTTAGAAATTCATCCGGTTCATACTTAACCTTTTCTGTATCTAAAATACCACGCAATAACTTAATTACACTCTTCTTATCCAAATGCTCAAACTCAATAATCTGACACCTACTCTTAATAGGGTCTAATATCTTATTACTATAGTTAGCCGTAAGGATAAATCTAACATGGTCGGAATAAGTTTCCATTACATTCCTTAAGGCCATTTGTGCGTCTGGTGTAACTGCATCAAACTCATCCATAAAGGCTATCTTCCACCTTTTCATACTATACATTACTGCGAAGTTAACTATCTTATCCCTTATAACCTGAATACCTCGTTCTGAAGAGGCATTCAATTCTATACTATCACATTCTAAGGCTTTCAATAGTATCTTGGCTACAGTAGTCTTACCAGAACCTACATTACCAACAAGCAAAAGATGTGGTATAGATTTATCCTCGATAAACTTTTCTAACTCCGCCCTAACTTGGTCTTCTAAGATTATCTGTGATAAGTTTTGGGGGCGATATTTTTCTGTCCAAAGTGATGATTTTGGGTCGTCCATTTTTTAAACTAACCTCCCGTAAAGTCCATTCATTATCCCAAAGTATCCATACTTTATAACCTGATTTCAGAAAAGGTTTACTTTCTATCCTCTCTCTTTTTCTCCTATTATAACTAGTAACTTCCAAACCATTCTTTCTTAAATGCCAATGATATCCATTACATAAAATAACTACCTTATTTTTCTTATCTATAAAATCTGGAGAAGCACCATTTATTAAACATATATTACCAGTACCTACATATGTAAATCTTTTGGGATATTTAATAGATAAAAATTTTTCCATTCTTTGTTCAAACTTATTAGGGTGTCTACCGCACTTTAAAAGACTATAAATAAATAACTGTCTAAACTTTTCTGGCTGACTCTTACTCCAATGATGCCGTCTCATTTTTCTTTTAGCAGACTCAGTGTGATGTTGTCCTAGATAACTAGTACTATAACCTGTAACTCCCTTATTCCATGGTATCATACCTAACTGACCTAATCTAGCCCGCTTTCTAAATTTAGGTATTCTCATAGGATTACTACTTTTCATTCTAATACTCATATGTAAACTTTGGTCCCGCGGTATAACCCTGGTATGAGGAAATTGTAGTTTATATTCCTTGGCAGTAGTCTTATGTACTAATACTAAATGTCGACATAGACTAACTTTTTTATTCCCACAAAGTTTACATGTAATCATTTTTATTAAGCGTCATTTCTTACCTCGGCCTCCATTGGGAATATTAAAAATACATATCCTTCCATATCTAATACTAAAGGCATTCCTTCCCGAAGTTCTAAAATAACATCCTTATCCGCTGGTAAGGCCTGCAACACCTTAGAAAATAAATCTGGCTTTAAAACTAACTTAAACTTACCTTTACCTTTTACACTACCTAAATCAACCGCCACATTATGTTCTGTTTCCTTACCTACAAAGAATTGTACTTTACTACCAGTAGAAATAAATACACATCTCTCTGGACTAACTAATTGAATAGCCTTTAAACACTTATCCTTAACCGCTGAAGTTAACTTAACTATAACGGCTTCACCCTGGCTAATCTTTTCCAATACCTCCTTGGAATTATCTATAGTAGAAGATATTACTTTAGGATTAGATAATAGAAACTTAAGTTCATCATCACCTTTCTTAAAAATTATCCTATTCTCCACTATATTAACTTCTATTTCCGCCTCTCCAGCAAATATAGTCTCCTTGGCGTACTGAACCGCCCTATTAAATAGGTCTAAGTTAAATATACCAATTTCACCTTTATCATGCTCTACCACACCTTTACTACAAATAGATACTACTGACTTACCCTCATTAATTACCGCGAAGGTCAAATCCGTTCCTAATACTACCTCATTTACTAGTCCACCTAAACTAGCCTTACTAATATGTTCGCTAAACTTTTGACCATTAACTTTCATTTATTTCTCCTTTTTTGGCCTACCTAAAATCTGACTACTAATTAAA